AGGAGACACGCTTGGAGTCAAAAATGTGGGGTAAAAAGTGAAAAAGAAAAACGATGGGAAAAGGTAGGAAACCAAAGCCAACTGCGATGCTGAAAGCATCAGACACGTTCAGAAAAGATCGACATGAGAACAGACTCGAAGCGAGTGGTCGTCCAGATCAGCCGTTCTTCAGTGATTCGAAAGATACGTTCGACTGGCTCGTCAAACATCTTGATGATCTCGGAGTCATCGCTGAAGTTGACGCGATCGCTCTTCAGATGTTGTCGGATGCTTGGGAAGATTACTGCGCCTCAAGAGCTGTGATCAGAAAACTGGGACCCACTTATGTGACGACGACAGCTCAAGGCGATGAAATGCACAGACCGAGACCGGAACTTGGGCTGATGCAACAGAGCTGGGATCGTCTGAAGAAAATGTTGCCGGAGTTTGGACTGACAGCTTCATCGAGAGCGAAGCTGAATGCTCCAGAAAAGATTGAGACTCTCGACGATCTACTGAAAGACTGATCATGACATACAACGAAAACAAAGCAGAAGTCAGAATCAAATTCATTGAGCGTGTGTGTACACATGTGAAAGGCGAACTCGCTGGTCAGAAGTTTCTTCTCGAAGACTGGCAGAAAGAGTTCATCAGAAAATTATATGGAACTTTGAACGACGACGGCACTCGACAATTTCGCACAGCGTATGTTCAGATTCCGAGAAAGAACGGCAAGTCAAATCTCTCGGCAGCTCTCGCACTTGCCGAGCTGTTCGTCGGAGCTGAGAAAGGTGCCGAGATCTACTGCTGTGCCTCATCACGCGATCAAGCGAAGATCGTCTTCGACGTATGTCGTCAGATGATCAAGAACAGCTCGATCTTGATGAGATCATGTCAAGTGTTTCAGAACTCGATCGTGTTGAAAGACTCGAACTCTTTTCTGAAAGCTGTCGCGGCTGAAGCTGGTCTTCTTCATGGAGCCAACGCTTCCATGGTTGTTTATGACGAGCTTCACACGGCGAAGAATCGAGAGCTGTGGGACGTGATGGCGACATCTATGGGCGCGAGAAGACAGCCACTGATGATGACGATCACCACGGCCGGCATGTTTGATCCAAACTCGATCTGCTATGAACTCTATTCATACGGAAAGAAAGTTCGTGATCAGATCATTGACGACGACACTTTTCTTCCGTTGATCTATGAAGCGCAACCAGACGACGACATTCAAGATGAAGAGACATGGCGAAAAGCCAATCCGAACTATGAGATCAGCATCACGAAGCAATACTTCGAGAAGATGGCGAAAGAGGCGAAGTTGCTTCCGAGTTCTGAGATTGCATTCAGACAGCTTCACTTGAATCAATGGGTCAGCTCACTCACTGGGTGGATCACTGATGCTGAGTGGATGGATTCTGCTGGTGAAGTAGACATTGAGAAACTGAAAGGAAGATCATGTTTCGGAGGTCTTGATCTCGCTCAAGTTGAAGATGTGTGCGCGTTGGTTCTTGTGTTTCCTTTTGACGATGGAAGTCTCAAAGTGTTGCCGTTCTTCTTTGTTAGTGAGAGCGCAGTTGAAAGACGAAGAAATCAGACTGGCGGATCTTATGACAATTTTGTCTCTCGTGGTGAGCTGATCGTCACTGACGGCAACTCTACGGACTACGACGTGATCAAGAACAAGATTCTTGAGTGTGCTGAAGTGTTCGACATTCAGTCGATCGCTTATGATCGATGGAACTCGAATGCTCTGATCAATCAACTCTCTGATCATGGGATCGCGACAGATCCGTTCGGTCAAGGTTTCATCTCGATGACAGCTCCGATCAAGAACGCTGAGATCATGATCAAGAAGAAACAACTTCATCATGGTGAGAATGCGATGTTGAGATGGATGGTTTCGAATGTTGTCGCGAAGCGAGACGATGCTGAAAATATCAAGTTCTCGAAGTCGAAGGCTGGCGACAAGATCGATGGAGTTGTCGCATTGATCATGGCGATTGGTGAAAAGATGTCGATTGAGAAGTCTGATCAGAGCGGTGTTTCTGTGTACGAAGATGGCGACATTCGCTTCTTATGATATTCACAAGTCTTGTGAATTGTTTTTTTCTCCCGCTATATATATAGGGAAAAAAATAAAACTTTTTGAAGTTGTCTCTTTGTTTGGTTTTCTGTTTGTGTGTGCAAACACACACGCACAGAGAAAGCAAACTGCATATCTGAGACAAGTGACGATTTTGTCAAATCCTTGTTTTAAGCGGTTTTAACGGCACTTCATGTTTGTGTAGTATGTCACCATTAAAAATCTGATAACCGAAATAGTAGTATTTTATACCCAAAAGCGATATAAAGAGGTGGGTATTTTTACTCATTTTTAAACTTTTCTCTTGTGAATACTTGTGAGTTCAAAAAATTGGCGTACATTTACACCAGTAATAACAACAAAACAATTTTAAAATGACAACAGCAATCATCAACCCAGCAATCTTAGACGTTCACGCATTCATGCAGAGCGCAACAAGTACAGAAGACAAGAAGACGATCGAAGATCTTTTCGCTTCTACATTAAACGCGAAGTATGACTTCACGATGCAATCTTCTTCAGTTGAAGAGTTCAAAGAATTTTACTTCAAAGTTTATGCGTCAGACTCAGTTGAGAGAATCGCTTCAAGAGTCGATGAAGACACCATGATCTTCAAAGTTGAAGAAATCAAAAACTATGGTCAAGAAGACTTCGTCGCAAAGAAGTTCTATCAACTACGCAAATTTGGTCAGAACTACTTCTTCAGAGATTTCTCAGTTTCATGTTGTATTCACGCAAGAGGTTTCATCCCAGTGACGATCGCAAGAACTGAAGAAGACGAGTTCAAAGTGAAGTTTCACAATGACGCATACGGTGAAGACATGCGAATCTCGAAGACAGACGAAGGTCGTGAGTTCATAAGAACGAGAGGAAGACATTCAATCTTCACAGACATGTAAGATCAACACAGAGAGCGTCGAGAGACGCTCTCATAAAAACAACAACAACATGTTCATCGCTTTAGTAAAAATTGAAAACAACAGACTTGTAAAAGCACAAGTCATGAACTCGAAATTCGAAAGAAATCTCGGAGAGACTATGACAATCGAAGGCGTATCAATGAAGATCGCGGCTATCGGTGAAAAGTCTGAAGTGTATGATTTCGTGAATGAACTCATTCGCTATCAAAATAGTATCACACGCAAAGAGAACAAAGCGCGTGAGATCAAAGAGAGAAATGAATACTTCAATTCACTCAGCGAAGAAGAGCGTCAAGAAGAACTCGCTTTCGCGAAAGCAATGAAAGATCTTCTTTCACTTAAATAAAAACAACAACAACAATGAAATACAGAGTTCAACAAATCAACGAGATCAACATCAACGACAAGTTCATCTTCGAAAGCGAAGAGATCTTCGAAGCTGATCAGAAATATCTCGACAACTGCATCGAGAAACAAGCGATTCAATTTTTCAGAAATCTCGGCGGATCAGAAGAAGTCAGAGTTCAAGGCGATCAGACATCAGTGATCTCAACTTGCCCACAGAATCTTCACAGAACGACACGACACTTCAGAAAGATAAACAAATGACACTACAAGAAAGAATCAATTGTCTTCAAGAAGCGCAAATATATTTGAGCGAAGCGATCTCATTGATTGAAGAAGCACTTCAAGACACAGAACACAAGCGTCACGCTGACGCATACATCATCGCTCATCTGAACAACTGGGTTGACGCTCAAGGCTACGACACAGGAATTCAGCAATACATCGATCAGATCTTGAAAGAATAACGCGGCGGCGTCATCACGCGATTGTTTAGTTGTTCCCAGCGTGAGAGAAATCTCGCGCTGGTTTTTTTTGTTCATTCGTAGATAATTAAGTTTGAACTGAAATTTCACACAAAACAAAAAGTGGCCGAGAATCAGAACTTCTTCTCTCGCGTGTTTAATGCGTTAAGATCAAATCCGAACAGACCTTCGACATCTCTGTCAAATCCAGCTGAGTGGCTTTTCTCAGACAACAAGTCAACAACTGGCATCAGTGTGACAGAAACTTCAGCGATGCAACTCAGCGCAGTCTTCGGAGCTGTGCGCGTCATCTCTGAGACGATCGCTTCACTTCCTTGGCATGTCATGAGAACTGAGAACGACATCGTTCTCAACGCTTCTGATCACTACATTGAAAAACTAATTCACGCGCCAAATAATATGATGACGGACTTCACATTCAGAGAAGTCTGTCAAGCTCATCTCTGTCTTCACGGAAACGCTTTCATCGTTATAAAGCGCGACGCCTCTGGACAAGCTGTGCGATTGATCCCAGTCCACCCAGATCGCGTCGAGGTGAAAATATATGAAGACTCTAAATTCTACACGATCGACGACAAAGAGACATTCGACGACAGCGAGATGATTCATCTCATCGGACTGAGCTTCGACGGCATCGTCGGAAAGTCAGTCATCGAATCAGCGAAAGATTCAATCGGACTTGGACTCGCGGCTGATCGCTTCGGCGGTTCGTTCTTCGGAAACGGCGCGAACATCAGCGCAGTTCTCACACACCCAGGCCGTCTCTCTGATGAAGCATATCAAAGAATGATCAGATCATGGCATCAACGCAACTCTGGTCTCGACAACGCTCACAAGACCGCGATCTTGGAAGAAGGCATGAAAGTCGAGAAGATGTCAATCTCACCTTCAGAGTCTCAGTTCTTAGAAACTCGTCAGTTCAGTGTTGTTGACATCGCACGGTTCTTCAGAATTCCTCTCGCATATCTCGGCAGTATTGAGAACTCATCAACTCGCGCAAATATCGAAGAGCAGGGAATCCAGTTTCAAAGAAATACGATCTTGCCTTGGGTAAAAAGATGGGAATCTGAGTTCAACAAGAAGCTCTTCATGAATGACAAAGTTCACTACATTCGCTTCAACATGGAAGGACTTCTTCGCGGTGACATCAAATCACGCTACGAAGCCTACACGAAAGGCCGTCAATGGGGTTGGATCAGCGCGAACGATGTGAGAAGATTCGAGAATTTAGCTCCTATTGAGGGCGGTGACGCATATCTTCAGCCGTTGAACATGGTTGATGTTTCAAAACAAAACGAGAACGACGATGCCGTATAATGACTATCCACAAGCGGCGTCGAATAACGCTCAGAAGGCACTCGATCACAGAGAGAAGCACGGCACAAAATGCGGCACTTCTGTCGGATGGACAAGAGCCAATCAACTCGCTAACAGAGAGACGATCTCGAAAGACACTTTGATCAGAACATTCAGTTTCTTGAGTAGAGCGAAAGTCTATGATCAAGGCAAGTATTTTGACGAAGACAACAAAGAGATCTGTGGCTCGATCATGTACGATGCGTGGGGAGGAGATGCGATGCTTCGCTGGGCAAAAAGCACTATCGAAAAAATGGAAGAAAATAAAACAGAAAGACACATCAAATCAGTCGTCGAGACTGAAGAAGAGATCGTCATCACGTTTGGAAAAGGCGAGATGTCGTCTGAAGATGATCGCTCTTCTGATGACGAGAAACGAGCCGAAGCTGGCGAGTTGTCAGTTGGCGACTTTGTGCGTTGGTCTTCATCTGGTGGTAACGCTTACGGACGAATCATTCAGATCTCGACAAACTCAGATCTCGAAGCTGACTCCGGTTTCGTCATCACGGGCACAGAAGAAGATCCTGCGGCACTGATCAGAATATACAGATACGACTCAGAAAGTGACGCATACATCGAGAGAAAGCCAACTTTGAACGTCGTTCACAGATTCAGCACTCTTGAAAAACACGACGCTGAAGTCAGAAAGTCGTCAGCCGTTCGTGAAGAGCGAGAATTCAGATTGGAGACCGCTGAGTATGACGGACGCACGATCCGCGGTTACGCGGCGGTTTACGACAAGGACAGCGAATGGATGGGCGGATTCTATGAGCAAATAGAACGCGGAGCGTTCGACGATGTCATGAATGATGACACGAGAGCATATTTGAACCATGATGAAAACTATCTTCTCGGCAGAGTTTCTTCTGGAACGCTGAGAATATCAACAGACACAAAAGGACTCTACTATGAAGTAGATCTTCCAAATACGACATACGCGAATGATCTGATCGAACTCATGAAGAGAGGCGACATCAATCAGAGTTCCTTCGCTTTCTTGATTGAGAGCGATCGATGGGAACAGAGAGACGGCACGACCTATCGGATCATCGAAAAAGTTTCACGTCTTCTGGACGTTTCACCAGTTGCCCAGCCGGCTTACCCCGACGCGACGAGTGAACTCAAGAAGCGCGAAAGCGAGACAGAAGGAAAAGAAACAACATCGAAAGACACGTCTTCAAAAGACGCTTCTGACGATGCGAAATCTTCAGACGAAGTCTCAAATCTTTATATCTATAAATTGAAAACCCTAAAATTCTAAACATGAAAAATGTGGAATTGCGCGGACAACGCGCAGAATTGATCAAAAATGCTTCAGCTATCGTGGAGACAGCTCAAGCAGAAGGTCGCTCTTTGACTACTGAAGAAGTGGCAAAGTTCGACAAGATGGAAGCTGATGCACGTTCTATGAAAGAACAAATCGATGTGATCGAGCGTCAAGCAGAAATGAAAAAAGAATTGGCCTCAATCGAAGGAGAGAAGCGTCAGTCAAAAACTAAAGAGACTTCAAGTTCTGCTTTCAAGAAGTATCTTCGTCACGGAATCGGCGCATTGAACAGAGAAGAGCGTTCATTGATTCAGACTCGTGGAACTTCTGTTCAGATCGCGGGAACTGGTAGCCTTGGTGGATTTTTGGTGCCTCAAGACTTCAGTGACGAGCTTGATGTTGCAACAGCTTTCACTGGTGAGGTAGAACGAGTTGCTAAGAAATTGAACACAGCTGGTGGCGGTCTTTTAGATTACCCAGCAGTTGACGACACTGGCACGGATGCTGTGAAGACTAACGAATCAGCCGCGTTGACGGTTGCTGACATGACTTTTGTGAACAAGCAGTTAAGCGCGTACAATTACAGCTCACTTGTGAAAGTTTCTGCTCAGTTATTGCAAGACTCAGCGTTCGATCTGAATTCATTCTTGGTTGAAGCTATGGGCGAAAGAATCGCGAGAGCTACGAACGCCGCGTTCACAACTGGTGACGCAGATGGCGATCCTCAAGGTATCGTGATTGGCGCTGGAACTGGACCCGCTGCCGCACTCGCCAACGCAATCGCGGCAGATGACGTGTTGAATCTGATCTACTCGATCGATGCTTCGTACCGTAAGAAAGACACGTTCGGTCTTATGGCTCACGACAACGTGATCAGCGCAATCCGCGCCACTGGTATCGGTAGTGCAAACGACTTCCCGATCTTTATCCCGGGGATGGCAGCCGGTGAGCCAGATCGCGTATTTGGTGTGCCAATTTATGTGAACAATGACATGGAGTCTTCAATCGCTACGACGAACAAAGTTCTTTTGGCGGCTGACTTCAGCAAGTATGTTGTCCGCAATGCTGGTGGCGTTCAAATGGTTCGTCTTGATGAGAGATTCGCTGACAACCTCGAGGTTGGCTTCGTAGCTTACAAGAGAGCCGACGGTATCGTGTTAAACTCAAATGCCGTGAAGACCATGGCGATGGCTTAATATGAAAGTGGTCTTCAAAAAGACTATCATCGGAGATACGTTCCGCTTCCGCGTAGGGCAGGAAGCGGAACTCTCTGACGATATGGCGACAGAGTTCTTGAATGCCGGTTTCTGCATTGTGATTGCAGAACCGCCAAAGCAAAGAGCGAAGAAAGCGGTCAAGAAATCGACAAAGAAAGAAACACGATAGGACATGGCGTTCGACATAGTAACAGCGGCAACGACAGAGCCGATCACATTAACTGAAGCGAAGAATTTTCTTCGTGTTGATCACTCAGATGACGACACTCTGATCAGTGCATTGATCACAGCGTCACGACAGATGTGTGAAGAATACACGCGAAGAATTTTGGTCACGACGACCATCGACGAATTCTTTGATCAATTCCCGACGAACTCGTGGAATAATCTTCACAACATGATCTATCTTTCACGCGGCCCAGTTGCTTCGATCACGTCAGTCAAGTATGTCAATGAAATCGGCTCAGAGCTGACAATCGACTCTTCAAAGTATGTGACAGATCTGATCTCAGAGCCAGCAAGAATTCAATCGACAGACGGTTGGTTTTCTCTCGCTGGTGTGATGAATCAAGTGATCGTCAGATATGTTGTTGGAAGCGATGTGTCATCAATTCCGAAACCGTTGATTCAAGGAATGATGTTGGTGATCTCTGATCTGTATGATCAGCGCGGCGATCGTGTAAAGAGACTACCAACTTCGAGTGAGTATTTGTGGAATCCTTATAGAGTTTTCACGTTCTGATGATCACACAAGCCGGACAGCTCGATCGAAGAATTGAGTTCTATCGACAGAGTTCAGATGTTGACAATTTCGGTCAAGATGTTGGAGCTTTCACCTCAACTGGTATCAGTGTGTGGGCGAAAGTGATCGACAAGTCTGGCTCAGAGTCTGAAGAAAGCAATCAGATTGTGGCGGTCAGCAATGTGAATTTTCTGATCAGATACAACAGCTCGATCTTGGAAACTTGGCGGATCTTATATCGCTCAAAGTATTACAGAATTGAAGCGATCATTGAAGATGAATCGAGAGATTCATTCATGAGAATTGAAACGAGAATCAGCGACTGATCATGGGCAGTATAACAAAGAGTAAGGCATTTATTGGTTTCGATGAAGACACTCTCATGAGAGAGTTCGAGAGAGCTTTTCAAGAGCTTGATAAGTTATCGAACAGCGTCAAGACGAAAGACATCAGACGCATTCAGAAAGCATCTTTGAAGCCAATGGTTCAGAAATTCAAAGACAACATCAAATCGGAATCTGACTTCACGGTCTACCGATACGGCGGTGTTTTTGCTGAGATCAAGAAGGGAACTCTTGAGAAGTCAATTGGGATCATCAACACTCCAGTCAGAAAGAAATCGACATTCAGCTCATTGGCTGTTGGAGCGCGAGTGAAAGGAGCGTTCAAAGATGTTGAAGATGGCGGTTGGTTTGCTCACTTCGTTGAATACGGATTCGTCAATAAACACGGGCAGTTCATCAAGAGCAAGGCGAATCATGGCTTCGCAGAAAAGGCGAAGAGAGGTTCTATTGCATTAGTGAGAACGACATTCAAGAACAAGATGAAATCTTTTCTTGATCGACGAATCAAAAACTCAATGTCATGATTGGAGTCGTCATCAAGTCAAAGTTCACAACTGACAGCGATCTGAACTCTCTGTTTTCTGGACGCGTTTATCCTCTCGTGGGCAAACAGACAGCTCAGAGACCTCTCGCTGTTTATGAGATCGTGACAAACGACACAACACAAAGCAAAGATTCAGATTCACACATCGATGAAGTGAATGTCAGAATCACAACAATCGCAGAGAAATACTCCGACACTCAAAACGCGGTATCTTATATCAGAAGCGCGTTCGTGAGAATGAATGAAACGATTCAAGGAGTTGAAGTACAATCATGCACTTTTGACGGAGAGCGTGATTTGTTTAGTGACGACGAGAGAACATTCGCTTCACAAGTGGATCTTGTTTTCAGAGTCGTAAAGAGTTAATTTTGAAATAATATAAAAAGAAGAAAAAATGCCAAGTACCAGCATTATGAACGCGACTGATGTCGTGATTCAGATCTCAACAGACACTGGAACATCTTACGACATCATAGGAAGATGTACCTCTGCAAGTTTAAGCGTTTCTATGGAGACACGCGACACAACCACAAAAGACTCATCTGGATGGGCTGAGAAGCTCGAAGGATTGAAAGCGTGGTCACTATCCGGCGACGGACTTGTGACATACTCGATCACATCTCCTTCTTCGGACTACGAATCACCGGATGAATTGTTTACTATTTTATCAAATAGAACCAAAGTATTGGTGAAGTTTGGTTCTACAACAAGTGGTGAAATCGACTACACAGGTGACGCATATTTGACCAGCTACGAGCAGGAAGCCGGAGTTGAAGACAATGCCACCTACAGCTTTTCCTTTGAAGGAACGGGTGTGTTGACTCAAGCGTCGATCTAATTTTTTGAGAGAAGAGCGTGATTTTTGTCGCGCTCTTCTTCAAATTACTTGATGAGTAAAAATACCCACCGCGTTTTAAAAACTAAGTACAAAAGACTACTATTTCGGTTATTTGATTTTTAATGGTAACATACTGGCGAAACACGAAGTGCCGTTAAAACCGCTTAAAATAAGAAATAGACAACAATAAAAACAACATGGTAGTAATCATTGAAACCAACGAAAGAAAACACTCAGTCAGATTTGGATTCAACGCGCTTCGCGAATTTTCAAAAATGACTGGAATGACATTGAGCGAACTTGAGAATTTGGGCTCGGACATGACACTTGATCACGCGATCACTCTCATGTATTGTGGCTTCAAAGACGGCGCTCGAAAAGAGAAAGTGAACTTCAGATATTCAGTTGACGACATCGCTGATTGGATTGATGATGACGAGACACTGATTGAAAAAGTCTTCAAAGTATTCGAAGATCAATTCAACACAGAGTCCGGAAAAAAGAAGTAGGCCGACGCGAAAGTACCACGCACGAATCGACTTGGGATGATCTCGAAGCGTTCGCGTTCGGTCAGATAAGACTCACACCGGATGAGTTCTATGATCTCACGCCACGAGAGTGGATGAACTTAGTCATAGGATTCAACGAACGAGAGAACAGAAAAGAACAAAGTGAGTGGGAACGGATAAGATGGCAGACGACGATCTTATTGAATCCACACACGAAGAAGAGAATCAAAGCGAAAGATCTGATCGTTTTTCCTTGGGAACAAAAAGAGAAGAAACGACAGATCTGGACAAGAGGTGAAATTCTTCAAGTGATAAATGAAAGGAAAGAACGCGCAAAACTAAAAAATGGCCAATCTCTCAAGTCTTAACTTCAGACTGACGACAAACATCAAACCGTTCAAGACTGGTTTGACGAAAGCTGAAAGATCAATGGATCGATTCGGTCGAAAGATGCAACAAACCGGAAAGCATCTGACGACGAATTTGACAGCTCCTCTCGTGGCGATTGGCGCCGTTTCTTTTAATGTCTTCAAGAACTTTGAGGCAGAGATGTCGAAAGTTCAAGCCGTATCTGGTGCAACTGCTGAAGAGTTCAAAGCGTTATCAGATAACGCGAAAGAACTCGGAGCGTCAACAATGTTCTCAGCTCGTGAAGTTGCATCTCTTCAGACAGAGTTCGCCAAGTTAGGTTTCACAGCGACAGAGATCACGAAAGTCACAGAGTCAACACTCGCACTTGCCCAAGCGTCTGGTTCAGATCTCGCAAGATCTGCCGAAGTTGCCGGTTCAACACTCAGAGCTTTTGGTCTTGATGCTTCAGAGACTGGTCGAGTGACTGATGTCATGGCGAAGTCGTTCTCGACTTCAGCTCTCGACATGGAACACTTCGCGAACTCGATGAAGTTCGTCGCTCCAGTGGCGAAGAGCGCGGGAATAAGCATCGAAGAAACTTCAGCGATGTTGGCCGTTCTCGCGAATGCTGGAATCAAAGGCTCTCAAGCCGGTACGTCACTGAGAAGAATCATCTCAGAGATCGGAGCCTCTGGAAAACCAACTTCTGAAGCTCTCAAAGATCTCGCATCTCAAGGTTTGAATCTTGCTGACGCAAAAGATGAAGTCGGACGATCAGCTCAGTCCGCTCTTCTGATTCTTTCTGAAGGTGTTGATCAGATCAAACCGCTTCAGACTCAGTTCGAGAACTCAGCCGGTGCGGCACAAGAAATGGCCGACATCATGGGCGACACAGCATTCGGAGCCTCGAAGCGTCTCGAATCAGCAATGGAAGGACTCGGAATATCAATCGGCGAGATCGTCGCTCAAGCTGTCGTTCCAATGATCGAGAACTTGGCCGCTCTCGCGAGTCGATTGAATAGAGCTTCACCGGCGACGAAGAAGTTTGTCGTCGTCATCGGAACACTCTTGGCTTCATTGGGTCCCTTGCTATTTTTGACGGGCGGTGCGATCAGAAACTTCAAGTTTCTCAGAGTTGCAATGATCAGATCAACGACCGCGACGAAAGCGGCGGCGGCAGCCACGAAGATATTCAACACCGTTCTGAAATCAAATCCTATTGGTCTTGCTGTCACCGCGGTGATCGCTCTCGCTTCAGCGTTCGCACTTCTCAACAGAAAGAAAGAAGACGCGATCAAGACAGAGAAGAAGCTCTCTCAAGAAGCTGAAGATGAGATCGCGAACAATCAAGTTCGTCTGACTCAAGCGAACAACTTGATCAACACGATCAACGATCAGAACATCTCAAGCGAACAGAGAAATCGGTTGATCAACAAATTAAACACAGAGTACAAAGATTTACTTCCGAATCTGATCGATGAGAAAGATTCAGTTGAAGACATCGCTGAAGCTCAGAAAGAGATGAACAAACAGATGGCGAAGAAGATCGCCATGATCGCTCTTCAAGACGAGATCTCTCAAGCTACTGAGAAAGCGGTTGACGCTCAAAAGAACTACAACAGCACACTCAAACTTGCTGATGAACTCGCGACGAAATCTCAGTCAGTATTCGGTCGAGTTCTATCAGTTGAAGAAGCTGGACGTTTGATGAACTCAACAAATGACATCACAGCAGAACAGCAACTTCTCGCAAGAGAGATCTTCAACACTGCCGGAATGTTGGGACTTCACAAGACACAGCTCGACATGTCGAATCAAGCTGTCGTTCAGCTCTCTCAGAATCTTGACGAACTCGGTGAAAGTTTATCAGATGGTCAAAACGGACTATCTGGCAACTCAGACGGCACAGAAGAGTTGACTCTCAAACAACAGATGTTGGCTCATGACATCAAACGAGCGAGTCAAGAGATGCAGAACTTCGTCATCAAAGGAGAAGCATTCACCGGCGCACTCGAAGACATTGAAGAAGAAGTTGAAGAGCTTGATGAACCTCTCGAAGATTTCGCTGGCAATCTCGCAAAGATTGAAGAGAAAAGAAATCGACTTCAGAACGGTATGTCACAGCTCGGTTCAGTTTTTCAGTCAGCATTCGAGGCCGCTCTCAACAACAGCGAGAACTTCTTTGTAGTTTTAGGCAAAGCGTTTCTCGATCTGACGAAAAGAATTGCGGCGACGATCGCGGCCGCTGTCGTTCTCGCGCTTATACTGAGCGCAGTATTTGGCGGTGCGGCTGGAGCAGGAGCGACGATCTTCAAAGGATTCGAAGGCGGATTCAAAGAGCTGACGATCGGCATCGCTAAGGGCATGGGCGGGATTCCTTTTCTTGCTGAAGGTGGGATTGTCACGGGTCCCACTCTCGCAATGGTCGGAGAAGGCGGAGAATCAGAAGCTGTGATTCCGTTGTCAAAGTTGAACACGATCATTCAGAACGGAAACGGCGGTTCTGTTGAAGTCTTCGGTCGATTGAGTGGTTCTGATATTCTTCTCTCAACAGAACGCGCACAAAGAACAAGAACAAGACAGAGAGGTTTCTAATATGGCGGCGATCAAACTATTTTCAGAATTCAAATCAGATTCTGGCGCACTCTACAAAATCCAAATTTGGGACGAAGACTATTCTGGCTCATCGCCAGACGAGTTCAAAGTGTCATCAAATGGTTTTGAACTCAACTATTCTGGACAGACGGACGACATATATTCACCGATCATTGGTTCGTCAGTATCGTTTGGAATGTACATCAATGACTCCGCGACGCGTTCATTCATCTCAAGTCTCAAAACGTACCAACAAGATCGTTTTTTTGTCAAGATCAAACTGATCTCAGAAGATACTCGAAACACGATCGTTCAAGACTACACGACGCGAGTCAAATCTGATGGCGGAACAATCGAATCTTCATCATGTTTGGAAAGCGCGATCGACAATCTTGGCGGAACTGAAGAACTATTTTGGGCGGGATATATCACGCAAGACATCATCGAGATTGAAGACGCGCCAGAGCCTTATATCTTAAACATACAAGCCACAGATGGATTGGCTAAATTGAAAGACACTCTTTGCGGATTCACATTCTTCAGAAAGTTCACAAATCAATTCATCAACGCTCTTGATGACGCTGACGTTCTTGGAATATACGGATCAGAAGATCCTATCTTGGCTGTCGTTTCTAATTGGTGGGCCGAGGAGATGACGTATAACGCCAACAACAATCCATTGGATGAAACTTTCTTGGACTTTCACGCGTTCGACACTATCGACGAACAAGGATTCTACACGAACAGAAATTGGCATGACATTTTATCAGAGATCTGCACCTTGTTTGGTTTGCGTTTTTATTATTCCAATGGTCAGTATCGTGTTGAACAATTATTCGAACGAGCTGACACGAACTTCATTGAACACAGATACAAAAAGAATCAGTCAAAAATTGATCAAGAGTCAATCAGTGATTATGTCAAGACTATTGATCAGACAACAAACAAAGCGCGATTGGCTGGAAACATTTTCAACTTCTTGCCTGCGGCGAACGATGTCTCGATCACATTAGACAAAGAACCGAAAGCGATGAATGGCGTCATTTGGGACAACTCAAATGATCCAGATCTTGAATTGGGCTTGGTGTCTTCAGCGTTGAACAATCAGATCACACTGAGATTCAATCACACGATTCGCTTGGTGTTGAATACAAATGTCAATCAGAATCCAATCTTTGCGAAGCTCAAATTGAATGTCGAGTTGTTTGACTTCAACAACAATGTGACGTACTATTTGAAACGCACATTCACTGGAATGACTGCATCAACACCCGAATGGACGACAACACAATCGGGCTCCGGCTACGAGATCATGATTGGGCAGTTCGAAGAAATTTCAGCTCAAGTGACATTGGGCAACACACCAGACGTTCAGCAGATTGTAGGACCTACGACGATCACGACTCCGATCATTCCTGCTGATGGTGACATGTCAGTAAATTGGGACAATGTCGGCTTCGTAGAGTCGAACGGATCCGTTCGCGGTCTGTCTGTCTTGAACTCATCAACATACAAGATGAAGCTCTCTGACGTGACTACATCTTTTGGCTCAATACAAAATCAATCCACGCGAGTTCGAGCTGTGTCTCCGAACGCTCAGATCAACGGCTCAGTCTCTTATGATTTAGGAACTTCTGTCTTGTTTACGGGACAAGGAGAGCGCGGTTCATTAGTTGATCGAATAGAAGTTGGCGGTTTGATCATTAAAGTTCCTTATGGCGGTTGGCGTGAAGGAAATTCGGGATCATATCAAGACGCTCAGAAATTAGTCTGTCAAGAATTTTTGAAGCTGATGAACACACCCGTCAACAAATATCAAGGTCGGATCTTTTCATCACACACATTCCGCCAACGCTTAGTTTTTGACTCTCGATATTGGGTCCAATTAGGTGGTACATTCAACGCGAATTTCGATGAATGGTCTGGAGAATGGTTCGCGATTGACAGCGCGGACATCACACCGACTTTTGACGATACAACGACAGCAACCGACAACGGACTCAACGATTTTGGAAACGTCAGCGGTCGAACTGGAAACGTCTCGTTTGAAGGAATCGACGCCGCGAGTGTTGACGCTAACACATTGGACGTGACAGAGAACACGACAATGGGCGGAACATTAGATGTCACTGGTGTGAGTACACTTCAAGAGACAAGTGTTCAAGCGTTCACAATGAACTCAAAAGTCACCGTCTCGATCAATGACGTGACAGCGGGAAGTGGTGGCTCAGAGAATCAATCGATCAACAATCACATGAACTTCATCACATACGCTGACGATGAAAATGGAACGTACACGATCAACTTGCCGAACTCTCAAGAAGGTGTCGAGCTGAGATTCAAAACTGACTCGACGATCAGCGCGACGAAGAAAGTTCATCTATCACCAGCAACTGGCGAGACGATCGACGGAGCGACAGAGCCGTATCAGATGGACAGAAGTTATGACGGAATCACGCTCATGGGCCATAACGGTGATTGGTTCATCACTCAGAAGAAGGAAAAATAAAAAGATAGTTAACTTGCAAAAAGAAGATCAGATCAAATGACATCACAACAATATCTTAACTACATAAGCTACTTCATGGGCGGTGGTGGTTCATGGGCGAAGATCTCGAACGATTTTCAATCGAGAGTTACTGCTGACGGCGGAACAATCGAGAGTCTTAATTGCGTGACAAACGCGGTGAAATTTATGATTCAAAATCCTTAAATGATATGAGTTTTTACGACGACGCAAGTTTGATGATGATTCCAAGCGGTGCGAAAGATGACAAATTGTATTCCATAAAACCGACCGACGGAAACGGAGATTTCACATTCAGCCGCGACGGATCCGGGGCATCAAAAGCCACCCGAATCAATTCATCCGGACTGATTGAAAAGGGACACACGAACGAGATTTTGAAATCCAACAATTTTGGTGACGGAACATGGATTCAATCACAGACGACAAGAACAAGCGGACAAGACGGATATGACGGAACAACGGACGCGTGGGAAATTGTACGCGCGTCGGGTGGCGCAATGGCATTGCAACAAACGATTTCCGTGACGGGTGTTTTGACGTTTTCAATTTACGTCAAGATTAACACGATAAACGGCATCGCGTTGAATTTCGGTTCGTTGGGCGCGTCAATATTTGCGCGTTTCAACATTAGTGATGACCAACAAACATCCGCCGCGACGTCATCGGGATTGATTGCGTCAACGCAAGAATACGTCGGGAACGATTTTTATAGAATATCAATCACGGCAAACACGGCGCAAACGTCAGTCCGTTTATACACAACAAGCGCAGACGGAACGTCGGGCGTAGGAACGGGCGGAACATACATCATTCAAGATTCACAATTGCAAAAAGGATTGGTCGTGACGGAATATCACGAAACGGATTCGACACCAGTTGGTTTTGGATTGTTGGGCGATATGCCGCGTCTTGATTATTCGGACGGCGCATCATGCCCGTGCGTTTTAATGGAACCGGCGCGAGAAAATAAGGTGACGAACTCGGAATATTCGGGCGGATATCCAAACACAGATTGCACGTTATCAGATAACGAAGCAATATCACCGGAGGGTGTGAAAAACGCCATGAAAATGACCATAGACAACACCGAAACCGCCGCTGATTTTAGACCAATGATTAGCGTCTCTTTGTCGGTTGGTAAAAAGTACGCGTTTAGTTTTTACGCGAAAGCGGACGGATTTGACAAGTTTCAAATTGACTTTTCAAATTCTGGGTTTTCGGACGTAAATGCGGATTATGATTTAAGCGGAAGCGGAAGCGTAACGGCTCAAGGCACGGACACAATAAGCGCCGACATTTTACCAAATACAAACGGATGGTTTCGTGTTTTTATTACGGGCGAAGCAGTAGGAACGACGAGCGATTTAATTATTAGAAACATAAACACACAAGTCGGAGACGGCACCAAGGGGATTTTGTTTTATGGATTCCAATTCGAAGAACACCCAATCGCAACGGCAGAAGACGCGAACGCGACATCGTACATTCCAACCTATGGGACGGCGGTATCAAGAGCGTATGACGTGACGAGTGAATTGACCTACGATGACGATTTGACGAGCGTGGTTTTGTTTGGTGAAATAACGATGCCGGATGTGGTGCGTGAATCCTCAAATTTTGCAATCAACATGAGAAAAGGAAGTGGTTCTGGAAATCGTTTGTTTGTTTATAGAAACAACACAACAAGCAAAAGACGAGCGGTTTTATACAGACAAAATAATAGTTCAGTGAACACTTATATAACCGAAGCGACGACCGACCGAATCAAATTCGCAATGCAGTACAACGCGTCAAACGGAAGTATAAAGGCATTTGTGAACGGAACGAACGTGTTGGCGTCACCGGTGACCGACACCGATTTCGTCGAGTTCGTCAAATTCCAATTATCCGGACAAGGCGGCACCATGAAGGTTCATCAATTCGCGCCATTGAAAGCGACATACACGAATGATGAATTGGCAACATTAACAACGATTTAATCATGTCGAAAACATTAAGAAAATACGAATTCAAATCAATGGCGGCGGCACAAAACGCCGTCGATAAATTGGGCGAAGAACACCAACACAACATCGTCATGATTGGAACGATTGGCGAATCCACAAAATATTCCGTGGATGTTTTATGGCATGGTGAACCGAACGCGTCATGGGATGCCAACATGATTTGGTGTGCGCCAATGGGTATTTTAATCATGGGCGCAAGTGATGTTGAACGTGAATGGATTGAAACGTGCAAACGTAAACATCCGGAATTTTTCCCCGAACAAATTGATGAAGAAGATGAGAAAGATTGACAAGCTGATCATTCACTGCTCAGCAACAAAGCAAGGAAAAGACATTAAGATGGAGACGATAAAGTCATGGCATGTCAAAGGACGTGGATGGCGCGACATCGGCTATCACTTCATCATTGAACTCGACGGATCGATCAGAAACGGAAGAGACGTTCAACTCGTTGGAGCGCACACGCTCGGAGAGAACTCAAACTCAATCGGAATCTGCTATGTCGGTGGACTTGGACTTGATAAGAAAGCGAAAGACACACGCACAGAAGCTCAGAAGAAATCCTTGATCGAGCTGATCACATCTTTGAAGTCAGTGTACAAAGAAGCAACGGTTCATGGCCACAACGAGTTCAGCTCAAAGTCATGTCCTTGTTTTGATGTTCAGAAAGAGTTCGCAAAGAAGACGAAGAAAGCTCAAGTCAAAAAAGCAGATTCAGATGAATAAGTTCACACAGATCTTCAAAGACAACAACGATTGGAACGAGAAGACGATCATTGGATTCATCTCTTTCGCTGTCATGATCTTCGTGATGATCATTGATCTGATCACGGGACTTTTCGGTGTGAATCTTCACATCAATGAATTCACATACAACTCGTTTGTGATCGTCACTCTCGGATCGTTCTCGATCGACGGAGTTCAGCGATTCGCAAAGCAAAAGAAATAAGCAATGTCAATCCATGATCTTAAATTGTACACGTTCAACACACTGACCATGATGGTCACATTCACCAATATCGAAGCGACTCTGAAGATCATTCTTCTTCTCGCTTCAATCGGCTACACTTTCCAACGCTGGTATCACATGAACAAAAACT